ATCAATCTCTCTCCATTCGCCGTTTTCAGTAAAACGCAGCTTGCCATGATCAATGTCAAAGAATGTGCCTGTATCTATCGGATTTATATCTGACGGATTTACAAAGTCGTAGACTTCTTTCGGCACTCCGTTCATTTCGGCTATGTTCCTTGACACATCATTCATTGCCGATCTGCCGAACGTACTGTTAGTAGATATTTGCATCTGATAATAGAGCGGAAGCACGCCCTTGTCAGAACCTGTTGCGGTATACTCTACCGCTGATTTCTGATTGACTTTCGGTGCGCCGGGTATTCCGTTGTCTACTCTGTGTGTCGGTACATAGTTAGGATAAGTATCTATGTAATGATAGAACGTATCTTTGCTTATAACTCCCGATAGCATCTGTGAGCGCAAGTCGTTTCTGAAATATCTGATAACGTCTGTAGCGTCATTCATAAACTCGTCGCCACGACCCATCGCTTTGTATTTCTCAAATATTTCTTCGGCTTCTTTTCTCGCTTCCTCTGCTGTCTTATCAGGAAATATCCTTTTGTCTGCGTCCTTGCCACCGACTTTGATGATTTCTTCGTCAGCACCACGTTTAGCGTTATCAAGTCTGTCGGCATGGTGCATAAGCAATAAGTAGTTCTGCACATCGTCATATGTGCCACGCTTTTCCATGCCTTGCACTATGTCTTTTCCGCTCTTGCCGACTTTATTACCATGAATGTCTATCTGCTCATGTTCGAGAGAGTGAGCCGCCTGCTGTGATGCCTGACGCAAGTTGTTTAAGTCGCCAGTCATTTTGTTGGCAAACTCGGGCATGTTATTGTCTTTAGCAAATCTCTGTGCCGCTCTCTCGGTAAAACCTAAACTATCAACGACCGTTCTGTAGAATGAAGTTGAACCCTTGTTTAATTTAGCTATGCCGCTTTTCTTTTCAGGGTTTCTGACTATGCCGCCATCAGGTGTATAATCTACACTTTTCTCTGTTGATGTTTCGGACTTTGGTGTACTTTCACCACTCAACGCTCTTTCGTCAAGCTCTTTCATCTGCTGTTTGGTAGCGGCCTCTTTATCGGCTTGCCATTTAGCATAGTTCTCGTCATAGTACTGATCCGACAACTTGTCCTTTTCCTTTGAACGTGCGTTGATTCTTTCTCTGTCAGCTTTGCCTTCTTCTGTGAGGTTATCGTCGTGCGTAGTACGTGATTCTGTACGTTCTTTTACGCTATCAACTTCACGCATCGACTCGTCCTCTGCGGCGGTAATGGTATCGTCGTCTTTGCCAGTGTGCTTGGCTTCGGATTTCGTTGCACCTTTTGTATCGGCTTTTTCGTCTGCCACTATTTCACGGAGCTTATCTTCTGTTGGCTTCTCGTTATCAAGAGTCTCGATGTCTGCAAATGGGTCTTGATTTTCAGCCGATTTCAGCTCGTTTTCTGCCTTGCTCGATACATTTGTCGGTTCTTGGGTTTTCTCGGCTGTAATAGTGCTTTGAGCGTCTCCTGTGGGGGTCTCCGCTTTGGGAGTTTCCTCTTTCAGTTTGCTTGCCTTACCTTCAAACCGCTTATCAATGGTGAGCGCCTTGCCGTATTCGTTACGATCTATTTCTTCAAGGCCTTTCTTCGTTGCCCTTGCAAATTTGATTCCGTCTTTGCTTCTGTAAGCTACACCTCTGCCGCCGTTGATTTTCTCCGCCGCTTCGGTTATAGCTTTACGCTCATACCTCGCCTGTCGCTTTGATATTGCTCCTGATGCTTCAAGCTCGTCTATGCGGTCATACTGTCTTTTAATGGCTTTGCCCTTATCGAGTGCGGTTGTGCTCTGAACAGATTTACCACGTTTGATGTTATATCCCTCTGTGGGATTATGGACTACTTTCTGTTCGCTACGTCTTATCTTTTCGGGCATTTTAGCAGACTTCTTTTTCTGCGCTTTGCCTGTGCCGACTTTGATTTCATTCTCGGCTCTTGCAAGCTCTCTTTCTGCGGCACGTTTCTCGGCGGCTTTTTTCAGTTCGTTTCTTGAACGTGTGATACCGCCTTTGATATTCTTTGAGTACTTGGCAACTGTCTCTCTTTTGAGCGCTTTAGATTTTCTGACTTTGCCAGTGATACTGTCGATGCCGCCACCTATCCCAAAGTCAAGGCCAGTGTTGAGTGCAAAGTCTTTTACCGCTTCTTTAACGTTGACTTTGCCTTTTTCGTCAGTTGAATGATCTACGGCATATTTGGCATTAAGCGGAGCATTAGCTATAACGTCACCGCCTCGCCTTGCAAGCTGTTTTTTAACTTTGGATTCAACTACTTTCTCGCCAGCTTCTTTTACAGCTTTCTTTGTTACTTTGTCCTTTATCTCTTTAGTGGCTTCTGCAATCAGCTTCTTGTTGGCTTTCTTTGTAGATGCTTTGGCTATGCCTTCACCACCTATCTTCTTCACCGCTTCCTTTACACCCTTTGAGGCTAACTTTTCTGCGGCCTTTGTACCCTCTTTCTTGAGTGCTTTCTTAACGGCATGAGTAACTAACTTCTCACCTATCTTCGCTCCGACTGCATCTGTAGGGGCGACAAAATAGGACGCTACTTCCTGTGCTACATCGCCTTTCTTGTATGCGTCAGACTTAGTGATCGGGGATAAGTCTATATCTTTGCCAGTTATCGCTTTTGTTTTGGCTTTGGTGAATACGTCAGATTTGGTAGCACCTGCGATAAACGGATTGCCCTTGTTCTTCTTGATATAGTCTTCTTGTATGCTTTTGGCAACGTTGGCTTTTTCCTTGTCGGTAGTGTTGCCAGAATATACACCTGACTTTACCGCCTTTAAGAAGTCTTTACCGCCTGTGTTCAGACCCACTCTGCCTGCCTGCTCGTATTTCTGCTTTAAGCCTTTTTCACGGTCGGTCAGTTTGATGGTAGAGCCTTTATATTCGACAGGTTTATACTTGGTGTACCCTATGCGGCTTCCGCCTACGTTCATGTTGGTTTTAGGCTTACTCGGCTTGCTCGGCTTGCTCGGCTTGCTTGACCTTTCGATCTTCCTCTCGGTTTTCTGTCCGGCTCTGCCGCCTAAGCTGTTGTTCAAGACTTCCCTTGACGGCTTCTTTGGTTTCTCAGTCTTGACACGCTCTTTGGTCTTTTTGGTAAGAGGCTGTGTGTATTTTTTCTTCTTTCGTTCTTTTTGATAGGTTCTTCCTATTGGCATAATATCACCTATTTCTTATTGCCTTTGACATAACTTCTCTGTGCTTTCAAGAGCGATTTTTCACGTCTCAGCGATGCTTTCTTTGCCTTTGAAGTCTTCTTTTTCTTGAGTGCCTTATTTATCTCTTTGATACGCTTGTTGATGTCTTTTACAGTGCCGTATCTGCCGACTCTATCTGACATTCTCGCATAAGCTGTTTCGTCTTTATGCTGTTTTCTCTGATAAGTACGTTCCTTGGCATCTATTTTTCTCTGATACAGATTGCTCTGATTCTGTGCCAGTTTGTCATTTAGTAGCTGATCTTGCTGTAATTTGTAGTTTGCAAGAGTATTATTCAGTTGTGTTGTTATACCTGTGTTGGCGGTATTTCTCTGCGCTTCGGTATTGCCACGCGTGTTAGCGTAGTTAGTGTTCATTCTCACAATAGAGCTTTCTGTAGCTCCGCCTGTAAGACCCATTCTCGCCATCTGCTCCGGCATTGCTTTCTGCGCCATCATGTAGTTGATGTAGTTAGCATTCTGCTGTTTATCAAATGCCTGATTATTGGCGGCGGTTTGCTGTGCCGCTTGATTCCGCAGATTTGTTTCGTATGCTTTCCTTGCGGCTGCGTCCTGTGCTTTTATCTGTTCAGGAGTCTGCAAGCCGTACTTCGCATAAGGGTTTTTAGCCATTACTTGTCACCACCTTTGATAATCGAACCATTGTCGATAAACTGCTTAAAGAGCTGATGCAGTCCAGTACTTGCAAGGCCTGATACCGCACCTGCTACGATTGCCTCAAGCGTTATGCCTTTAGTCGCTATACAGCCGAGTACCGCTCCGAGAATAGTTACTGTAAGCGGAATCCACTTATTATCGGACGGCATAAAATTCTTCATCAAATAGCCGACTACAAGACATGCCACTAAAACTAACGGTATGTAGTATTCTGTTATAAATCCCATGTCATTCTCCTTCGTGATATTCTTTGAATTTATCTATCCATGCCCACTGTGCTTTATCGTTCTGTTCGAGTATTGTGACACGCTCGATAACGTTGTTATGCTTGTCTACTTTCTTTTCAAGCTCGCCTATGCGGTAATTCGTCAGCTTGTTGGCAGTCATGATTCCGGCTATCGACCCGAAACACGTTCCGCACAAGCTGAGGATCGCTATTATTATTGTGTCACTCATGGCATCAGCTCCTTTATCTTCTTACGTGTCTTCGGGCCTACGCTTCCGTCAACTTCAAGTTTGTGTTTCTTCTGAAACGCTTTAACAGCTTTGAATGTAGCAGGCCCGAAACTTCCATCAACATTCAGATTTGCATTAATCAGTTTGTTCAGGCAGTTCTGCAAGAGTTTTACCTGTTCGCCTGTATAGCCTTTTTGCAGCGTTACAGTTGGATACGGCTTTGGTTTTGGTGTCTTTTTGCCTGTTAGGATCTTATGCAGTTCTGCCCATTTTGTCTTGTTGATATATCCGTTCGGGCAATGCTTTCCTGTTACGTCAAAATGTCTGACAACTCTTGAAGCAGGCACATCATATTTTTCCATAAGCCATCTGACAAGCGGCACGGCTGTTTTGATTGCTGTGTCACTCGGAACGATTTGACCGTTCTTTTTCGTGCAACAAAGTTCGATGCCGATACTGTTGTTATTCGTACACTTGTAATGAAGTGTTGCTCCGGCATTACCTTCTACAAAGCGAGCGCCTGTGTCTTGAAGACCGCCCCCACAATGCCAGGCGGCTTTTTCGAGTGGTATGCTCTGCCATATCTTTTTATCTACAAAGAAATGTGCAGACGCTCTCCTGTCGCCACCTGCAAAATAAATGCAGTTATTCTTTGCCGAACTTACTTCGCCTACATAGTGGATAACGATATACTTGATACTGTTTCCGTTTCTTGACTGCTGATTATATTTGCTCAGCTTCTTCTTTATTTTCGGCTTCTCCGCCATCGCCAACGCTCCTTTCTTTTAGTGTGTCTCGCCTGTCTTCGCATTGCGTTCTTGCAATCTTTCTCTTTTCTAAAAAATATGGCTTATACATCATTTTCCCCTTCTTGGGGTTCTTTCTCTTTATTCTTCTCATGCACCCACCCCATTTACTATCTCTGTTATTTCGCTTGCTGTGATGGGATTGACGATAGTGCCTATGACGGTCTCAATATCGTCAATCTCGCCCTGCAAGGCACTTGCCTGACCTCTGATAGCGTTACCTAATGATTCGTAAATCGTATCGTCTACCCCTCGTCTTGCGTCCATGACCTCTTCTGCCGATGGTGCCTCGCCCGATGTGATTGTCGCAACTACTGCTGCAAGCTCGTTGTGTTTATCGACTATCATTAGCGGAAGTGCATCGAATACTTTCTTGTTATCCTGCGCTGTGCCAGTAAGGACGTCGGGATTTCTCTGAACGTATGTCGCCTGGACTTCCGCAGTTGTGATTTTACTGGATTCTGCTGAACTCATTTTCTCTCTCCTTTCTTACCGGCCTTTAGCGTATCTTGTAGTAACATAGGTCTTTGTCAGACTGTATATTCCGAACGGTTCGTCCATTCCGCTGTTTTCGAGCATTAACTGTAAACGGATATATTTCTTGCGTTTCTTCTGGAAGAAGTAGTCTTTCGGGCCGTTTCTGCCATCAAATAAGAATTTTGAAAAATCTATATTTGCAAAGTTGAATAATCCGGCTATGAATTTGCCTATGTAGTATTTGTTGGTGGTATCTCCGTTAAGTGGTGCGCTTCCGTCAGGTATCGCCCATACATCGACACTTGTGTACTCATACGGAGCGATAGTTAACATAGACCCTTTTTTCTGCATGGTCTTGAAATACTGCGGCATACCGTCATCATCGTTGGGTGTACTCCACCTCGCTACGATGGGCGCTCCGCCTGTTACCGCTCCGTTGACTATCGTGCTTCCGTCAGAGTAGTCTGTTAGTTCTCCTCTGTTTTTGAAACGGCACAGCTGATTGTCATTGATGAAGTACAGATTGTCGTTTACTACGCATGCTTTCTTTGCAGGAACGTTATCCCAGTAATAAGCTTCGTAGAAATATGGCGTGTTGTTCTTTCTGTCTGCCGTCTTGTTGCGTCCGTCAAACACGTACACATGGTTATTGGCAAAGACGTACAGATAATTGTTGTGAGTTATTACCTGTGCTTCCGTCAAGTCCTCTGCCGTCATTTTGCCATCTGCACTTCTGCTCCTGTTAGTGACCGCCTTATCTGCTGTTGCGTTGAGTGATGTTATTCCGTACAGCCCTTTCTTTGAGAGGAACAAAGGCTCGTCACCAAGTATTCCGAAACCGTCTTTTGAAACTGCTCCTACCGCCGTTGCCACACGCTTTACGGCATAAGTGTGTATCTGCTCTGTCGTGGTCGTTGTCTCGCCCGACGCTGTTGATGATACAGCCGTTGATGATATTGATGTATCGTATATCAGATATATTGACGCAGTTCCGATTTTCGGGTCGGGTTTTAACAATGCAAGTTCGCCTTGTACTGGCAGGAAACCCATACACTCGCCCTCATCAGAACCGAAATACAGATAGTTTGTGTCGGGGAAGTACGTGGGATCTCCAACTGCTGAATACCATGCTGTATTTTTCTCGTCAGCAGAACCTGTTAAGAATACATGGTCTGATGTGCCTTGTGAGAAAAATGCGTAGTTAGTGCATTTCAAAATAGGCTGATATTCCACTTCTCTGCATTTGTATCTGATTATTACATTGTCAGTTCCAACGGAAGGTGTTACAGGTATAGGAGTATTAACAGTGATTGTTTTTTTGTCAGCTCCTACCGTAATCGTGCCTTCATAGTCTTGCCATGTTCCGTCAGCTTGCAGAGTCTGTATTTTTATATGATAATCGTCATATAAACTTGCATGATACTTTTTAGCTTCTTTTGACAATACAAACGTGCTTGCAGAACTGCCTGTTACGATAAACTTCTCTTTAACAAATTCAGATAACAGATTTATCCCTTCATACGGCGTGCCGCCCTCTCCGTTGGGCGGTCGTGCTATTATTATGGTCGGCTCGTACATATCTATATATGAAAGATTGCCGTTGCTGTTTATTTCTCGTATTCCATACGAATCAAAGAGATAAAAATATTCCTTGTCGCTTGTTTTGTAATAAAACGCGCAGCTCACTGGGTAAGACCCCAAGTCCTTATACGTGACGGACGAAACTGTGCCATCGCTTGCTAACGTGACAAGATAAATATAATAAGTGTGATACCCGTGGTCGTTTTCGTAATCTGTTTCGACAAGAAGATAGTCCGTACCGTTCATTGAATAAGACCATAAATTGTTTATTCTGTTATCATTTCCATGATTAAAGTCTTCTATGGTCTTTAACACTTCCCAGCCTTTGCGCTTCACAGGATTACCGCCCTCGTCCGAGATCATATTCAGCATATCGGGTGAGTGCCGTCTGTCTACTAAACTTGCGTCCTGCGAGAAGTCAACGCCCTTTAAGTCGTTATATGTTATCGTTCTTGTTGTTGGCGATTTTGGTACTTTTAATGCCATCTTATACCACCTACTATCCTTGCTTTAGGTTTAGTTTTTCTTTCTTCCCACTTTGCCTGCAAGATATTTCTTTCCTGCTCGTACTCGTTGTAATACAAAGTTGCTTTCTCTGGATCATCGTCAAGCCATGCGTGGTAGCTCGCAAGAAGCGGTACGAGATGCTCTGCTTCTTGATCTATTTCAATGTCGAAATCATCTGGCGTGGTAAGGTCTATTAAGGAAATCCCTTTCTCAAAGAATATCGAGAACGTGCCTATGACTGCGTAATTCAGAACAACTATATATCCCTGTTCAAGCGTGTAGTCGCTGAATGGATACACTTGGCCGTCAATTATCATCTGCATTGAATCCATGCTGTCAAATGTGCCAGCGAACTCTATGTCGCCTTCATTGTCGGTCTTGTTCTTCATGTCTATTCTGTGCAGACCTGTTTGTGTGCCGTCCTGAACGAAGTCATATCTTCCTTTTGTCGGGAAAACCTGTGATATGGTCTGTCTCGCTTGGTTGATCGACGATATAAACTCTGACATCGCTGTAGGGTCTGCCAGATATGTTGAATCTTCAAACCCAAAGTCAGTCATTCTCTGTTTTAATTCTCCGTAAGTCATGATTTTCTCCTATAAAAAAAGGGGGCGAGGATTTACCCCACCCCCTTAATTCCTACAGTGCGCTTACTGCGAAAAGTGTTCCGGCTACAGTGCCGTCTGCGGTAAGGATAATATCTCCCTTATCGTCTCCGTCTGATCCTTTGACTTTTGCATAGGCTGATGTGTCAAGCTCGATCCAGTTGATTTTGCTTGCGGTAATCGCCCATGTAAGGTCTTTTGTTGCGGCTATGCCTGTGCCTGCCTTGATTGTAAAGCTTCCTGCGGCTGTCGGAATAAATCCGATAAGCAGGTTTTTGCCGCTGGCCGGAATGTTATACGATGCGGCTGTTGCCGCAACTGACTGTGTAGACTCTTTGATGCCTACGTTTGATCTAACGAGCTGTGCAGCTGCTACTGCTGTTCCTGTTTTAGCCATCTTCTATCACCTCCATTAAGCATATTTGCAGTTGAGAACGATCATCTCTTTCGGAGCGATAAGTTTAGCGTCATACAGTGACATGCCTCTTACAGCATCGCCCATAAACTTGTCAGGTCTGTACGGCTCAACTTTTGTTCTCGGATTTGCAAAAGCGATAGCGTTCGTTGTCCTCAGCATGATTTTGTCCTGTGCGCCGCTGTTTGTTGTGTAGACGTTGTTGGACAGTTTGATGTCAACATTGCCGTACATAGCGACTGCGCCACGCTTAATCATTTCGCTGTTGTCTGTATCGAGTGCCATGTATTTCTGTTTCAGAATCATGTAGAATCTCGGTGATACTGTCAGAATGAGTCTTTCGTTCTGCGGTACATCGTTCTCCCAAAGTTTCTGAATACCATTGTCGATGGTCTCAAGCACGTTGTTTGCTGTGATCTGAACGGCAGAAGAGTTATCGAATACTGCGAGGGGGTCTGCCGCCATGCTTGCTACGAGCTGATCGTGTGCATTGGCAATGCCCTTTCTTGCTTTGTCAGTGTAAACTGCGATTGCGCCTTCTGCTCCCTGTGCGGAGTCGATGTCGTCTACGAGGAAACTGAATTTTGCCCAGTGCTTGATGGACATGATTGCGTTTGTTCCTGTGATCGTTTCGGGGTCTCCGAAGGACGGCAGTACTCCATCGTCACCTGTTGCTACTGTTACTTCGCCAGCGCCTTTGATTGTTACTGTGTCGCCCAGTTTCTTAACGACACCTTCATACTTTCTTGTGCAGTCCGATACGAATTTATATTCTCTTTCAAGACCCTTTTCGATTCCGGCTGCCCATACATTTTCCTTAAAATTCTGATAAGCCATAGTGTCTTTTCACTCCTTTATCCATAAAGTTTGTTCATAGACCTTTCGACTTTCTCCCAGTTTGCCTTTGCTTCTTCTACCGACATGTTGCTCAACTCTTCGTCGGTGTAGTACTCGTTCTCCTGTACGGCCTTGTTGATTCTGCCCGGTGCGTATGCCCCTTTAGGTTTGGTGGCTTCGTCGGCAGTTTTAATCATGTGATAGGCTCTTACAGGCTCGATGCCACTTGAGCGGAGTGCGAAAAATTCCTCGCCCAATGTGTCAAGGTCTGTTAAGTCGGGGTCTATTCTCTGTAGTGCTTTCAAATCTTCGGTCATCATCTGCTCTACTTGCAGGCGGAGTACTTCATCTTCAAGCTGTTCCTTTTCGGACTGTAGCTTGATACGCTCGTCCTCTGCTTCTTGGTCGGCCCTCACGTCTTCTATCAAGTCGTTGATTTCCTGTTCGGTGTAGCCTTGTTCCTTTGCAAAGTCGATTACGTTGCGGAGCTGTTCGTTTTTCTCCGCTTCACGCTGTGCGTCAGCGGCTTCCTGATCTCGCTTTTCGAGTTCCTTTTCAAGCTCTGCTATTCTCCGTCTTTGTGCGGCAAACGCTTTGTCAGATTTGTCTTGCTCGTCAGCAACTTCTTCGCCCTCTTCGGGTTCGTTGTTTTCGGTGTCTTCCGTCTCGTCATGTTGTTCGTCAACAACCTCTTCGGCAGGTTCGGCGACTTCCTGCTCTTCTGCGCCTTGAGTTTCGGTCGGGTCAGCGACTTCCGACATGTCCACGCTGTTGTTTGTTTCGTTAAACTCCATGTATGTCTCCTTTTTCTGTGTATAAAAAAACAAGGCTTATGCCTTGCTCCATTAACGCATTACTGCGGTATTGGCTCTTGTTCCGGCGGCATCATTGCTTGCTGTTCCGCCATCATCTGTGCCTGCTGTTCTGCAAGCAGTTTTCTCTGCTCGACTATTGCCTGTAGTTCTTTCTTCGGCACAGGTGAGTTGTCTGCAAGAAGCATCGTGTATTCCTCAAGGGTTATCTGCCCTTCCTCAAGTAGCTTGTCAGCCGCTTGCTGTCTTGCTTCCTTGCTCCACGGTGTGTCGGGTGAAACGTCTACCCTTATATCGGGTTTAAGTTTCTCGAACTGTTCCAGTGTGATGCCGTTCAGCTTTTCCTCGACTCCGCCGGGATTGTAAACAATCTGTAACGGCAGCCATAATCTCGCTACGTCTTCTACATACTGTCTGAATTTCTGTATCTGATCTGATACGTTGACAGCACTTGAAGTCTTGAGTGCTTCAATGGCACTGGCAGCTACCCTTGTCGGGTCTATCTGGCCGAGGGTGGTTTCAGATGCGCCTGCAAGCTCTCTTGTGACTTCTCTCAAATCGTTGGCAAGCTGTTGTGAGTCGTTTGAGATAGTGGCAGGGTTAAGATATCCAACCATGTCATTTACTCTCTGCACTCCGCCGCTTGTTACTTCGATTATTCCGCCTACTGTGTCAAGTGCTTCGGGGTTCTGTACCATAGTCGAATCGTATGCCATCTTCGGATAAGCGGCTTGCGCTACTGCGATTGCTCTCTGTGCAAGCACCTGATTTTCCTTGATTTGATTTGGAATATGCGCCCTGACTTCTGATACGCCTCTTGCATCGTTCGGCTGATCTTCCCATCTGAACTGAACAAGCGGATACATCCCAAGCCCTTGTCCGGCATATTCAAAGCCTTCTGCGTTTCTCCGCATGTATTTAACAGGGTGGAGCGGTACGAACTCACAGCCTTTACATGCTCTTGCCATGTGGACGACTCCGTCTATCTTCTCGTAATAAACGATACATGTAGCTTTTGAGTTCTCGTCTACATCGTCTTTATTGCCTACAAGATAGTCAGTGTCGCTGTCAGGACGGATCGCATCTATCTCTGTTTCGTCAAGGCCGTTGTCTGCTGCTATCTTTCTGATTTCATTTACAAGAAGTCTTTCACGAATGATGATATACGGCTGGTCTTGTATCTCCTGACACTGTTCGTCACCAAACAGTATCTCTGCTTCTCCGAGTATGTCAGCGTTCTCCATCTTCTCGTCACCGAAATAGGTGTAGGAATCGCCCTCTATAGCACCGACTTTCACGGCCTTGCCGCCGTTCTTGTCCATATTGGTGCGTTCCCAGTTGGATGCAAAGTCGTTATTGAACTGCTGAAAAATCTGCTCAAACTCCGGCCTGTGAAGCATGTCAGAATACATGGCTGTCATTATGTTTCCGCATACTGTAGCTACCTTGTACTTGACGATGGGCTTGATGAAATTGAAAAACGGCAGTATCTCTCCGCCGCTCTCTAATCCTTCCCACTGTTTATCATTGTAGAAGTTCCATTGTTCGTTTGTTTTCTGTGTGATCTGCTTTTTTTCAGCGTATTCTTTACACTTCTCGTATTTCTCCCATATGGTCATACTTTTTCCTGCCCTTCTGCGTTGCCTTTATAATTAGCAACGTTATTTGCTATCTTTTCGAGCTTTCTCTGATTCTCTGTCGCTTTATTCTTCTTTTTCAGCATCGTCGGTGATTCTCGCCCGATAAAGAAACCGAAAACGAAAAACGCTGCAAACATTGCTCCAATAATCACGCTATATGACATGCACTTTACGTCCTTTCGTCATTCCTAAACTGACTGTATCTTTCTCCCACCAAGGCTTTTTGCGTTTGGTGTATCTGCGCTTCTCATGCCGCCATATAAGCCGATTAAGCGCTTGGCTCATAGCGTCCACACGGTCATCGTGCTTGCCGTTAGGAAACTGTGAACATTCCTCAACAAAGGCTTTAGCAAACTTGCGATTGCTCGGTATATAGACATTTCCGCTCTCTATAGCGAATGAGATAGCGTTTACTCTTGATTCTTTACTTCCTCTCGGCTCGATTGCGATTATCCCCTCGATCTTTCGCCGAAGGACTTGTATGATGGCAGAGCCGTTTGCTTTATCCTCTACGAGTATTTCTTGAACAGGATATAAGGCTTTGAGCCGCATTATCTCGTCCATAGTCGCCTGAAAGTTAAGGTGTTTGCGTGTTTCGTGGATAAAGTACATGTTCGGCCCACGTCTTCCCCATATCTGACATACAACAAAGTCTGATGTGTCAGCGTCCTTGAAGGCGGCATCGACACTTATTACCATGTGTTCAAAACTTAAATCGTCTGTATACTCGTAATACTGCCACCATTCACGCTTTATAAGATTACCCTCAAGGCTTGTAGGCCTGCCCTGATACAGTGCGTTCCATGTTCTGATACCGCTCTCGCCCTCGCTCGATATATCGCCTTGTTCCATGCCGTGTTTGAAGTTCTCAAGCCATGCCTTGTCTTTGCCTATCTCCGGCACTAATGGTTCTCCTACCGCCCTGCCTAATATGTCGCCCTCTTCTGCTTCCATAGGAAAGTTTAGGACTGTTGCATAAGGGTCACTCGCAAGCCGCCCAAAAAGGTCGTCTTCATGCCATCTTGTCTGAATTACAATTACTTTAGCGTGAGCGGCAAGTCTCGTCTTGTAAGAGTTGAGCCATTCTTCGTAGAGTTTCCGTCTGATAACTTCTGAATCGGCTTCCTCTCTGTTCTTGATAGGGTCGTCTATCAGCATCAGTTCGCAAGGGTTACCTGTTACTCCTGATGTGACACCTGTTGACAGCATCGAACCTCGCTTATTATCAAGCTCAAAGTTATCAACTGCTTTAGTCTCGCCTGACAGCCCAATCCCAAAAATAAAACCGAAGTTTGCTATCTTTTCTCTGTTTCTGCGACCGAACCTCTTGGCAAAGTCAGATGAATAACTGATCTCGATTACCCTTTTATCTGGGTTTCTGCCAAGATACCAACTCGGAAGAGTCTCGGTTATAGTGACTGACTTTCCGACTTGCGGCGGTGTTGAAATCAAAAGAATGTCGTATGGATTGCCTGTTTTGGCTTCTATAAATTCCTGTACTTTATTGCATAAAAACTTGTGAAACTTTGTGGGAATCCATCTTCTTGCACCTTTTGTGAGGTCAAGACCGTCATTTTGGGTCTGATACACGTAGGCAAGATAGTTCTCTCTTACTATGTCTGTATATGCTATTGCGTCTTTTTTCTTCGCCATAATAATCCATCACTCCGATTCAGGCACGCAGATATGTGCCGCAATTCCTTTTTTATATTTTCCAAAAAATCCGCCTGACCACCTTTTTATTTATCCCCCTCGATTTGGGTATAGCCAAGGTCTTCAAGCGCAGCTTTGATGTTCGCAGGTTTGATCTCTAAAACGTGCTCTACTCTTTCGGGCTGATCTACCCAGCCTTCACGTGACTTCTGTATGAATATGTCTCCTACCCGTCCTTTGGCCGTTAGGGTCTCCTCTCTCTCAAGACTGACAAGAAGCCTCGCCCTCGCTATTACTTCACTCATCTTCACGCCTTTACGCTCATTATCAGTGATGTATCTATATGTCGCCTTGAGCCTTTCGTCCTGCCTATACTTGTCTATAAGTATCTTCACGTCACTGTCTTTCTCTCTGCAACGTGCCTCGCTCATCGTATAAGCGTCGTTCTCGCCCTCGGCATACTTATAGTACGTCATCCTGTCTATGCCAAGCGCTACGACAAGGCCAGTCTCCGTTAGAGGCCGCTCGCTATCCCTACAGTTCTCTATGTACTCCGCAAGCCTATATCCCATTAAGTATGGATTCTTATACGCTAACGGCTGTCCGCTATGATGGTTGATTTTCTTCTTCGCTTCTTTGATCGTTGTCATTGGTTTACATAATTAAGGTGGTTTTAGCGTTATATTATAAATCTCGGAGTGTTTCCCCGAGGATTTTTAGCATTTTTACCAGTTTATGGTTAGAATCGGTTTACCATAACTGGCTTTTGGAGCAGTTTGGTTCTCTGTGACACTATATATATAGGGAAGATAAAAAGCCGGGGCGATGGGGGTTTTGGGTCACATAATACATTATTTTATCGTGCGGGGCTCGCCCTGTTTCCTTCCATTCTATTTTTTTAATACAGTGTGTGGGCGTGTGCATGTTACACACATGTTACAATGGTAACTGCAAGCGTTGATATTCCAACGTTCGGAGTTATTGCCGTGATAACTTCCTACTATTATTGATATATGGTCCAATCTGGTTTTGGAAACTACATTACATGATATTGAATACTTTTTGTCTTGTGTTCGGTTGACTTAAGAGCGACTATATCAATTTAAGTTGTTACCATGAATCAGTGAGTGAAACTAAAATAACGGCTATATGCCGTATGTGTTCTATTCTGATATATTGCTATGTGCGTTCCGTTGGTGCTCGCTTGCGTTCCTTGTATACGTTCATGCGGTCGCTGTGTATGCCGTCATGTATATCTTCTTTCACTGTGCGATAATATCCGCCGTTCCGCTCTCACTGGTTACAATCCTATTATGCCGTCATGTGCTCCAGTGAATAATCCCCGTTCGGCTGCGCTCATATTCCGCCACGTTCCGCCACGATCAGGCACGCCCGAACCCACATTTACATACCGTAAACGGTAAAAATATCATTCTTTCACGCTTATATTATAAACGCTGTAACCGTTGAAAACACTGGCATTTTACTGACATCCTAAAAGTTTTTTGCGGTCTCGCCGAAAAAAAGTGTTGACATACCCTGTAGGTATCGTGCTATAATAAGGGTGTCCCGAAGAGGACGGCACAAAACAGATACACCGCAATCGCCCAAGAGGGGCACACGCAAGGTCACTGCTGAACAAGCCGAACGACTCGGACAAGATTAACAGCATACCCTGTAGGTATGTACCGAAAGACAGCCAAAGGCATTGACACAAGGGCACCTATCAAGAGTCATTCAGACTATGCCCACATGACAGAACCGTGCAAGATATGGGTGGCGACCTAATACGCTGAACCTTGACAATTTAATGAGATCCAGCCGACGCTATACAATCCGCCATGATATAGGCAAGTACTACGAGCGGAGAAGACAACAAGCGGTGAAAGACCGTAGGGAATCAGTCGGGTGATGGTTACGCAACTGTAATGCAGCCGAAGGCAGTTACAAGCCTGCACAAATGCAGAGTACAGGGAAAAAGGCACAGAACAGGAAGGAGTTAACAATGAGAATCTATGTAGCGAGTTATGCCGGATACAATGACGGTATCCTTGATGGAAGATGGCACGAACTGCCGAGTGCGACACTTTGGGAAGACATCAAAGAAAGTTGCGTTGAAGGCGCTGAAGAGTTCGGGATCTTTGATTATGAAGCTGATTTTCATATCAGCGAATATGACAATATCGACGAGCTGAACGAGATAGCAGAACAGCTTGACACACTCACAGAAGAGGAAGAAGAGATAATAACAGTGCTGATGGAAGACGGTTACAGCTTTGAGGAAGCAATGGACAAGAAAGACGATTGTATATATCACTGCTATGACAACATGGCAGATATAGCGTATTACTACTATATCGAGTGCGGACTGGTAAGCGAAGACACACCGCTTGTCAACTATGTTGATTGGGACGCTGTAGGCAGAGATATGAGCTTTGATGGTACATTTCTTGATACTCCGAGCGGAAACATCGTTGAAGTTATTCACTAACAGGGAAAAGCACAGAAGGGAGAACGGAACAATGAGAACATGGACACCAAAGACAATGGCAGATGAAAACGCTGTAATCAGTCTTGCACACTGGATAGCAGACTTGAATTACATGAAAGAACGTTGCCCTGATGAAGTCGGGGAAATCGAACGGACAAAACGCAATATAGAGTTTTCGCTTTATGAGTGCGACAAGGCAGGTGTTCCTTGGTATATGCAAAACAGCATAATCTGTATGTATGAGGATTATAGAACAATCTACAAGCAGGACATCATGACAAGTATAGATCAAATAAACGCAAGATATACAGAAGGGAGATAGAACAATGAGAGAAGAATACAAAGAGAAAAGGGATTTTGTAAAGGCACTGGAAAAAGCGATCCTGTCAGATAGTCGCAGTTATGTTAAAAGCATAGACTACGACTACAGGGAAAACGAGTCGCCGAGAGAGATAGTAACAATCACATACAAGAACGATAGAACTGTAAAAATCAACGTAGATATCAACAGCAACGGAGCAAACGCAAAAGAGATTATTGCCGAGATATACGGAAACGGTGCAACAGGCAGAATGTACACAAGAGATGAGCTGATGTCTTGTACAAGAAAGGAGCAGATATTTTGAGAAAATACGACTGGAAAAAGACCTGCTGTGGCAAGAAAATCAAAATTGACTGGAGAACAGCCCTATACGTTATAGCTATAGGGCTGTTTCTCGTAATGAACTGAAAGGAGAACAAAGTAATGTTTATAGCGCAGTTACCGGAACAGGTAAAAAATCTTATATATAGTATAGCAGAACTGGAAATGCACGAAGCATATCCCGAATACGACAATGACGAGATAGCAGAGAAGTTATCAGACCTTGAGAACGAGAAAACAAAGGACATTGTGCCTTTACTGCAAGAGTATGTAAACGATTTATACGAAAGGAGTTAAGCAATGAGAATAAACTACAGAGGGAGCAGAGATAAATACTACAGCCCACGAAGTGGCAGAGGTGCTGAAATCAGCTATGACGAAGAGAAAGAACAGGAATTGTTTGAAATGGCTGTTGAAAACATGGATTTTAGCGGATATGACATTGTTTACCTTGCGGCAGGTCTCGGATGGTGCAAAGTCGAGGACTATGACGAATACAAAGAGTTCAAAGATGAATGGCACAAGCAGCTAAAGCGTGCAAGAAAAGACCTGAAGGAAATCAGAAAAATCGAAAGGAGATAACAAGATGAAAGAGTATGAAGTAAGAGTGAGTACAACGATATATGCGACAGTAAGAGTGTTCGCAGAGGACGAACAGGACGCATACGACAGGGCTGAATTTGATATCTATCCCGAAGAATATCTCGGAGATACTTTCGGGTTCGAGTTTTGCGAAGACGAAGAAACAGGAAATATGGAAATTATCGGAACATCGCATGATGCAATCCGCGTTGACGATGTAACAGAAGCATAGGAAGGAGCAGAACAATGAGAAAATATAATATATTCAATTTCAACTCAATGGGGTTGATGAGCGATGGCATCACGGTTACCGCTGAGTCGCCCAAAAAGGCGGTTCAGAGCGTTTATCCCGACAAGTACATAGAAAGAGACACATCATGGCGTGATGTAGTTTGTACGGACTTGCAGAACGGCAGAAGATACGGCTATGCCCTGTTGAATTATTAGAAAGGAGCAGAACGATGACAAGCTTTGAACAAAAGATGGTAGACACTTATCTTGAGTTTACGCTCGGGATCATGGAAGAAAAGGACGGCATGATAATAATTGATTGCCCTGATGAAAGAATGGAGTACAACAGCAAGAGCGAAATGCTTGAAGATATAGCGTACTGGTACAGATGTGTTTTAGAAATGGAGTGATGGAAAATGAAAATCAGACAATGGGCAAAAGAACGTGGCTGGGAAGTTGTCGGGAAGCTGACAAGATGCGCAGAAGCAGAACAATCCAAATACGAAAGAGTGTACGCAGATGAAGCAGGAAACGAATATATCATAGACAGAAAAAGAAATAGCATTTGCGTATGCTTTTATGATTATGACGATGATGTAACTGGTTGTTTTTAGAAAGGAACAGAAAAATGAAACCAATGGAAATAACAGCAGATATGAAGAACGCCAAACAGGCAAGAATAGATAATCTGATAGTGAGACAGAACAGGGCTATAGCTTATGCAGCCAAAAATGGGCATCACAACACTTGTTTTGTTACCGACCATCACCATGTTGACAGCGACCTTTTTGATGAACTCAAAGGAATCTTCGAGAGTGCCGGATACAAGGTATATCCTACTGGGATAAACGGTGGAGTATTGCAACAAACGTACACAATAGCATGGTAGTTGACAGATAGAATATAATAGATGCAGAAGGGAGAGAAAATGAAATACGCTATATACTGGAAAAATGATAATGATAGATTTTTCGATAGCGATATCGTAGACGGGGCGGCAGAAAGGGATTTAATCATCAAAGAACTTTGTAAGAATAATTCAGAAGTAATGTATTGTAAGGTCTATAAAAGCGGTGAATATGCACAAAGAATTAAAGTTAAATAAGTAAAGGTAAGGAGAACAACATGAGAAAGATAACAAAGAGAGAATACAATCTTGGCGGAAAGACTGTACACAGAGAGAAGAGCGACGGCAGTTACTGGGAGCTGAAAGAATACGATGAACTGCACAGGTGGTACGAAGCCACTAACGTTGAAACTGGAGAAGAGGGCGTATTTACACCGAGCGACTTGATTGGTGATTATGTAAGCTAAAAACAAATGCTGACCTATCGGCAAGACGGGGAGAAAGTGAAGGTAAAAATATGAAAAGAACGTTGAAAGAGTTGAGGCGGGGAATATGCACAAAGAATTAAAATCAAATAAAACCGGGAGGTGGAAACATGGGTAAAACAAGTAGCGAAGTCAAAAACAGATGGATGGCAAAAGTTTATAAACGATACACGCTGTACCTACGCAAAGAAGACGACAAGGAATACATAGACTATCTTGACAAGCGCAGGACAGAAACTGGCGAAAGCCTTGCGGAAATAATCAAAGAAGCACTTGATCTTCTCATGGCAGAAGGCAGCGTGCAGAACTGGAAATAAGCACCTCATTAAAAACGGTCACTCTTTCGGGAGTGGCCGCTTTTTTTATTTTCCGACAATCGCAGATGATAGTTTTGCGAGTGCTCTTTTTCTGCGTCTGTAAACTGTCCGCTCGTCAATGTTGTGCATGTAACACTGCTCTGAAATATTCTTGCCATTAAAGCAGATATCAATAGCCTCTTTTTCGTCCTCTGTGAGGGTCTGACATGCTTTCTCAAGCACTTTCAGGTCGTCCTTGTAGTCCTCTATCTTATCGCTTAAATTGAGCCTTAAAGCGACTAATTTGTCCATCGTGTCGTGCCTCGCTGACGACTTTACTTTCTCTTTGCTCGGGTCTATGCCCTTAACTCCGTCGATCTGGTTGTACTGTTCGAGTAAAGCCGGAAGCGCTTTTTTGTGCTCATAACAATCCTTCACGAACTTCGCAATATTAAAATCTAAATAATCTCTAATCATTCGCTACCCTCATATTCTCTCCCACTCTTTATAAAGCTGTATCCAGTCAATCAGCTCCATTGTTACAAGCCAGTTGGTTCGGTTCTTCTTGTGCATGACAACTGGGATCTCATTTTCTCTTGCGTCTCGTTTGCTCTGTTCCATTGCGTCATGGATATTTAACCGTTCAACGTGCTTGCACTCGATATGTACCCTGTCGAGGCCTGTCACGTCCGCATCGCCATTCGCTCCCGAAAACTGCTGTCCTCTTCTTGCGTCCGCATAGCCGAATTTACGCAATTCCTTTGCGAGCTGTCGTTCCGCTCTCGCTCCCTTCTGTCTTGAGTTCATTTTTCTTTCTCCGTTTTTCCTCTTTGTACTTTCTGACATGCTTGATTATATAATTTCCGTTCAGCTCTGTGGGGCAAGATATAGCGAGTAGTTCGTACCACTCTGACAGGAAGAAGTTCTCATAAGCTGGTTCTGCGCTTTCGGCACACCTTTTGAAGTCATTGATAGTGTTCCTGATGACCGCTCTTGCCAGTCGCATC